AAACCCCTGTATAGTTGATAAATTTAATGCTAATTGTGTTTGCGGTAATCCAGTTTTGTCTGTAACTGCGTTAGCAACTGGTTGTAAAAAATTGGTAGTTGCATTTGTTACGGTATTAAAAGCGTTTTTAATAGTATTTGTTAAATTGGCACCAATTACGGTACTAACATTATCTGTAACTGCAAATACAGAGTTTGCTATGTTAGAAACATTACTATTCATTAATAGTCTTTTCTCTTTTAAATATACGACAGGTACATCTTCTCTTGATGTTTGAGGAGAAACAGTCCAGTCAAAATCTTTAACTACATCAATAAAAGTATCCACTGTTATACCTCCGTATACTTTAACCGGTAAAAAACTATTTACACTAGCGTTGTTAAATGGGTTATTATTCTGAGAACTAGAGGCTGAACGCAAAAATGGTAACGTATCAGTGGGAGATCTTTTTAATAAATACCATAATATCCTGGTAGATGATACATTAAAAGGTTCTAAAGTTACAACGCCATTATTTCTAAAAGCTTGTATTTGAGTATTATCAGCCATACTTTTATTTAGGTTACATTATTAAGTAACGCCTTGTAGCGTTCTTAGTGAACCTAAACCTCCGTAATTATTAGTTGTTATTTTTGGTGCTGATATAACATTATTAGGCTTATTAGATTTATCTCTCATTTCAGCTAAATATCTGTTACTTGATTGCAAAATGTCTATTTGTTTTTGCAATAGATCGTTTTGCATTTTTGTTAAATTTTTTAATAATGAGTTGTTGTCAGAAGTTAATTCAAAGTTTTTACTAAAATAGTTATCTAAAGCTCCACCTGGTTTAAAGCCTATAGTTGTATCACTATTAGCAGGCTGTATAATTTTACCGTCTGGGGTTTGTATAAAATCATCAGTTTTAATAGTATTATTTTCAGTTGATGCATTTTTTTGCATTTCTGTTTTAGCTTTATCTATATCTACTTTATTAGATGTTTGATTTAAATTATCAAAAATAGATGTGTTTTCAGTAACTATATTAACCCCTAACATTTTACCAATATATGATCTAGGGTTATATTTACCCATCCATTTTAAATCTGGTATTTGATTTACTATCCAATTTAACATTTTATTTTTAAGTTCTTTTGCAAAGTTAGTAACTAAAGCTGTCATGTTTAAGTTACCCTTTTCATTCTTTTTATTTTCTTTAGCTAAAAACATTTGTTTTAATACTTCAACACCAGATGCAACTGCTATACCGCCTCCACCAGGTATTGTAGTAAAAAGCATTTCTTCTAAACTAATTATACCTGCTACCCAATCCCCTTTACTAAAATTTTTGTATGCGTCTGCAGCATACATTACTGTACTTATAATTGGTATAAATTTTAATTTAGGTTTTAACCAATTCCATAACTTAATAGCCCATCCTCTTATACTAACTGTTTGTCCAGTAACAGTACCATTTTTATCTTTCACATCCTCTGTACTGAACAGAAACGCCGTTAAAACATCTAAACCTAAGGAAATTAAAGTACCATATCCAGGTACAAAAGATGCAATAGCAGAAACTATATCAATAATACCTTTAGCAATACCTGCAGGTGTGCCAGTTTTAAATGATATATATGCATCGTATAAATTAAACAATGCACCTATAATAGGTAATTTTTTTAAGAAACCAAAAGTAAAAACCTTACCTATAGCTTTTAAAATAAATGCCATTATACTACTTCCAGCTCCTCTTGGTATTGTATCTATTCTGTTACCTTGTTTATCTTTAGGTTCCAATAACTCGGTAATTATATTCATACCGTTAAATAAAATTAATTTGACAGGAGCTGGTATAGGTGCCATACCTAATAATGCTTGTAATAGGAAATTTAACCCCATCGGTAAATCACCTTCATTAAAAGCTTTATATGCATCATATAATGCAAAAAACGGTCCAATAATAGGTGTAGATGGTCCTATATTTTTTAGTACTATGTCAACGACCTTATTTTGCAATTTTGCAAATGCATCTTTATAATTACCACCTGCAAAGTCTTTTATTATATTACCCCAACCTCCTTCCATTAAACTTGCTATAAGTCCAGCAATGGCTCCTAAAATTAATAAACCAGGTCCTAGTAAAGCATCAAGAAAACCACCACTTTTTTCTTTTTTTTCTTGTTCTTTCTTTTCTTTATTACCTTTGCCAAATGCACTAACTAATTCATCATCTGCTTGTCTACCAAAACTAGAAATTATAACATCTTTTGGTTTTTCTACTACTGTATCTTCTTTCTTACTACCCATGTTTGCAAGTAATTGCTCAATATTCTTAGTATTGTTCTTTGAATTATCAGTTTTAGTTGGTGTATTGGTTATTTTCTCAACCGTAGTCTTTTTTTCTTTAGCCAAGGTTTTATCAGCTAATTTATCTGACACTTTAGACAGTAATTGTATAGCATCAGCTAATGTTTGTCCATTTGTGTCCGCCATTCAATTATTTAATGGCATAATAGTGGTGCTGTTATACTACAAAAAAGTTAGGAACTATGTCTATATAGGTGTTAGTGTTAGGAATTCTTGTATATTCCTTCTCTAAATCACGGAGTTTGTTAATTTGTTCTATAACCCCGGTAAATTCTGATGAATCTAATGATTCTATTAATTCAATTCCTTGAGCAATATCACTCTTTATATCTAATTGGTTTCCAGAGCTCTTTACTTCAATTTTATCAATAAATTTAAATATTTCGTATGAGTATAAATCACTAATTAAGGTTTTTAACTTGCTACTCTTTGTTGTTTCATCTTTATACTTGCGTAATAAGATGTTATTAATTTTATTATCATACTCTATAGAAGGGGCACTTACAAATATTTTAAAATTGGCTGATTCTACTGTTGTGGGTGTAAATTTGTTTGTAATTAATTTATTAGCAGCTAATATATCACTAATATTATAATTAACATCTTCAATGGTAATAACATCTTTTAACTTAGAACGTAAAGCTAAAGCAAAATTAACTCTATCAACTGTATTATAGTTATTAAGACTATCGTTTAAATTTTCTTCTAATATTTTTGCAAAAGTGCTATTAAAAAATAATACTGATAGATTTGAATCTACAGCAGATTCAATTATAGTTTTTTGCTGAGACAAAGTTAAAGTTTTTAATTCAACATCTGTGTTAATAGTAGGTACATAAACAGTTAAGCCAGTTTTTACTTTTTTAATTTCGGCTAATATATCTTTAAAGTTATTACTCATACTATATTTTATGCTGGGTTAATAGATTTACCACTTTCGTTGTTATTTTTGTCTTTAGCTTCGTTAGCAAATTTATTTAACATAATTTTGCTTTCTGGATAAGTTACGTTAATTAAATCATTACTGTTATAATTTAAATGCCGTCTTAAATTATACTCTAAATCTAATACGGTATCAATTTTTTCATCAAATATAAATTTTAAAAAATGTAAAAATGAATTATCAAATAAGTTTAGTTTAAAATTATCTAAAACCGGTATTATCATTCCCACGTCTTTGTAATTATCATATATAGCTTTATAAACTTCAATAAGAGGTATACTTGGTAATGAATTTAAAAGCTCATTTTTCTGTTTTGTATCTAAAGATTTAACATTAATAACTACACCTTCAGCATCAATTGATATTAAACTTTCACATATACAAGTTACAATATCATTTTCTGTTAAAATAAAATTATCCGGTAAACCAAAAGTAAATTTTATATCATTATGCTCATATTCAAATGGTAATTGTTTAGAACTTAATTTTGAAATGAGATAATCTACACTCAAATTTACGTTTTTATTGTCATAATTAATTTTAATTTCCTTACCTAGAGTTAACCCACGTATATTAAGAAGGGTGAGTATTTTTTCTCTTATGTCAAGACTTTCACTGCACTCTACATATGTTGTTATAATTTTGTTAAATACATTACTTAAAGTTTTAGTATCACTTTGATTATAAAGTGATTTGCAAATATTTTTATAGTCGTAAAAAGTAATTTCTTTTACGTTTATTATTTTATCATCTATAACAACTGGAAATGAAAAATTAAAATTCATCTCTGTAACGGTGATATTCTAGGTATTTTACCACTACCAATCTGCTTTAAAATATCTGGTAAAGGTATATAAAGATTATCCTCTACTGTATAATAATTGTATAAGAAAGGAACATCATAGTGATCCATAGCTTCATCTGTATATGTTAAATTTCTAGTACCTACTGATAAAGGAGCACAGTCGTAAAATTGCCATACTTTTCTTGGTATTTGAGATACATTTTGATATGTTCTAGAATACTGCATTATAGTTATATTGGTTTTTATACTTTCAGATTTTTTTCTATGTACGAAACCTTTATGAGCTGCTAATATAGCCCATGGTCTCATAATCATATCAGTAAAAGATGTATTTGTTTCTCTAAATCTTAACGTTAATGGAGAGCTTGCAAACGCATTTCTATTTGTAAGAATACTACCCTGGTTAAACCCTCTATTATTTTCAATCGGTGCAAATGCTGCAGCAACTGAATCGTCTGGTATATCAGCTCCATCTAAAAATATACAACCTACTATGTTTTGTAGCGGGTAATTAATTAAAGCTGTTCTTGCATTATCTATATTCCAACCTTTTTTATCACCTTGTACGTTTTCTAAAGATTGCAATACTGCTGAATTTAAAGTTGCTGGGAATTCTTGTATAATAGCTATGAATTGCGTTCTTAATGGTATAGTAGCTACCCATGACTCCATAGTAGTTAAAAAATAATCTCTAAAACTAATTAAAGGTATACCTGGTATGGCTATATTTGAAACTATTGTACTGGGAGCTGCAAGAGTACCAGGTTGGCTTATACCACCAACTGTTGCTAATGCTGCTGTTGCATTACCTAATGCATTTAATATACCTGACATTCAAATATTTAATCACAAAAAACGCTGTACAACTAGTGTACAGCGTTACTATATTTTAATGTTCTCTACTATTACCCGGTTTTCCGGAAGTAATGGTAGGCTAAGGTAACATCAAATTTTTGTATATCACCAGTTGATGTAATGTCATACTCTAGAGCACCGACTTGTCTGATACTGACACCAACTAACTGATACTGTGCAACTTTGTTTAGTTGTTTATCTAATTGAACTAAATCAATTACTGCAGATTGTTTAGGTGTAAAATAATTTCCTGTGCTTGTTGCATCATTAAATGTGTCATTTACAACCTGTAAAAACTTTTCTCTAATTTTTTG